CACAATAACATAGAAGAAAACCGTCTCTCTGTATCACGCAGAAAGACGGCCAATAATGAGTAATTAATCTGAATCGTATATATGTTTAATCTTCTGTATTATATTAGTACCTAAAGACCTTAATCTTCCTGGAGTGATGATGTTTTTATCTTTTTTATCCTTTTTGCCCTGTTTTGTCATATCCATTTAATCTCTGTTTTCATTTCATCATTACGTTTATTCCAAACGTACATAGCATAAGAAACAGCGCTATTCTCATAATTGCGGAAAATACCATTCTTTGCGCATAAAATGCGTTCCGAATATTGGAACATATATCTTGGTGGGTTAATGTCATATATTAGCTTTTTACGTGTCTTTCCTTCTAAGAATGTCGTTTTCAAGAACATTATCACATGTCCGTCATCTGGTATTAGATCGAGAGCATGTAAAACAAACTGGGTAGCAAATTTATAGGGCGGGTTTGTAAGGATGTCAAAAGTGTTATTGCCCCCCCAAGTCTCTAAGAACTTAGTTTGTTTATTGACTTGTAAAAAATCAATATTAGCTTTTCCATATCCTCTGTCAATCAAATCCGTGCTTAAAACATCATGCCCATGTTTTGTAAGCCATTTAGACAACATTCCGTTCCCACATGCACATTCCCACACTTTGTTATGAATCTTGAAGCACGGTGCAAATAGCTCTAAAGATTTTGCATCAGTTGCGTAAAAATCATCACATTGACGTTCTCCGCCAGCATGATTGCTTGCTCCAAGTGTCTTGAATATTGAATTGATATTTCCTGTCCAATCTTTCATTTGATCATACTATATGAAATTACCGTTACTGGTGTCGCTTTAGGATTATGCGTGATCACTCTTGTTCCGCTATAGCTATTCCATTTTATCAGTCCGAACAACAAGGAATGTCGTTTCGTGTAATTGATAATGGTAAGAGAATCGTCTACAGTATAATCTATGGTTGCTCTTTTTAATGTGTCAATCTGGACATTGATCTTAGCATAACCATCATCTAAACTGGCTGTCAATCCACCAAACTTATCTACAAATACTGGAACAGTATCAGTGTCATGCACTGTTGTTTTGATCTCAGTAACTCTATCAACATACTTAGGCTTAATATTACTCTTAGCAAGTAAGTTAGAATATTTAGCCTTAATATTGTTGAGTGTAACTTTTAAGTCTTCTACATTAGCTTGCATAACAGCAAGACTATCATTAAGCTGAAGTTTGCTTACCTCAGCTTTCTTTGTCTCATTGCTGACGGTTTGCTCCAGTGCATCAGCTTTCTGCTTATTCTCATGCGCTACCTTAGCTTGATGAGTAAACAATCCAAACAGCACCATGATAACAGCACAAAATATGACTATGATATTCGGCTTCGACATATGCATCATTTTATAGAATAGACATTATGCTGAAACAATGTGTCAGGATTAAACACGATAACACTATCATTCGGCAATTGCGGTTCATTTACTTCCTCATAAGGAATAGAATCTACTGGAACCTCAGGAGGTGGTGGAGGTAGTATTCCTTCATGTGGCGATCTTATCTCAGTTTCTTTCCTGCAATTATACCCCCAAACAAAACCTATAAAAATTCCAAAGCAGAATAACAAAACGCTATATATGATGTTATTTTTCTTCCTGTCTACTATCATCGTACAATCCTTTCTACTGAGGCTATCATAGCATTCATGGTCTTAAGGTAGTTAGGATCAGTAGCATACTTGCAGCCTACATTGTTAGTTATTCTACGAGCAAACTCACGGGCATTCTTTCTATAAGGCCATGCATCAGCATATCCAGGCTTCTGAAAAAGTCTGAGATGTTCCTGCAAACATTCCTCATAAGAATTAAAATTCTTGAATAGTCGATAAACCTTATACACATAGTTACCACGACTATTCTTAGTGATACTGACTACTTTCTCAGGCAGCTTAAATCTTACCGTATTCGTCTTAAATACCTCAGTGGTATATACGAGAATACAACGAGAAGCAGGCCATGTAGAACCTTTAGTAATACCAAAAACATTATATTTGCCAATCTTTCTATCTCCCCAGCCACTTTCCAAACATGCCTGAGCAGCTACGAAAACTGGATCAATCTCGTTTATTTTCTTTGCAGCTTGGTAAATAGCTCTGCAAAATTCCATTTGTTTAACTGTTGCCATATCTTTCTATTTTCTTTATAATAGTGCGTGACGAATAATTTCATTCGCTCTCAGCTTATCCATACTTTCTTTGCTGACGATAGCACTATTGGGTACAAACCATTCTTGCCCTTTCAGTCTTCCGCTAAGAACCAGTACAAAAGCTCCTTTAGGCTTTACCTTAGTCACCATAACGGTTCTTGAAACTAGCTCACAAAGATCGAGAAGGAACAACTCATGGGAATATTTTATCTTAACAAATTCACCGTTTTTCAACATAGTTTATATCTCTATCTCTTAAGTCAGCTTCTAATTGTTCACGGATAGAACGTATGTCAGTTGACATCTCTGAGAACTGACGCATAGTAGCTTCAAAGACAGCTTTATCAAGCTTGACGTTATCAAGCTTAGTGTACTGTTGCTCCAGTCTTGCATTAATGGCTACAAGCTGGGATTGAAGCTGTTCTATCTTCATATTATTAGCCTGATGTTGCATATACAGTCCTACTGCAAATGCAACACACATGACTATACTTTTTGCATTGTTTACGACAAAATCGCCGATAAAACTACTGGTCTTAGCGTCTAAATTCATGGCTTACTCTCCTATCAATTCATCATCTTTTTTGGTTGGCTGAGGTGCAATAAGGTTAAAGGTGATACCATCACCATCAGCACCCTCAATCTGAATCTTATGGGCAATGTCTTCCTTAATACCGTACATATCAGTAAGCTTACTGGCAGCGTTAACGGCCACTGCTCTAAGTGCAGCAGGAGAAACTTCTACATCCCACCTATCTTTCAGTCTGAGAGTAGAGCATTCATCCATGATTTTAAGCAAAGTCTGAGTGATCCTTGGACGGAGTGTTTCAGCATTAACAATATTCAATGCATCCAACGACTCCAGATACTTCTTGACATCTTCACGCTGTAGAAGTTCTTTAGCCTTCAGTGAAATTTCTACCTCTTCTTTGCCTCTTGGAAGAGACGTAGATTCATTAAATACCAACTGATAGCATCTCACATCGTTTCCGTTGTAAGGTGCTGGCCCGTTGCTATAGATTAAGCAGAATTTCTGCTCTTTTTCTGTAAGTGTTGATTTATCCATTTTGACTATAGTCTTTACTTAATAATAGTCAAAATGGATTGTCAACTTTTTTATTTCATCAACGCCTGGTTAACGATGAGTTTACGCCATAGATCGGTAAGCCCTGAAAGCAACTGTTCAACCTTTTCAGTTGTGGTCAATTCTGCCATGTTAAACCTTATCTCCAGTGCATATCCTGATATGGTCATCATCGGCTTGCGTGTTACATCGTCAATGACTTGATAAGTGGTTAAATCATTCTGAGCGCGAAACTTAAAGATAGACTCTCCATCCAGTTTTTCCTCAGTCTTAACGGATTGTGGAACGTCTGGAATGGAATGTTCTTTAGCTTCTTGTTCTTTCTGAGCAACCAACCCACCAGTCTTTTTATCGAAAACGAACTTCGTGTTTGCCATCTTTCTTATCCTCTTTTTCAAAAATTGTCACTACTATTGCGAATGCTGCTATAGCGCATCCAAGTACTTCTAAAAATTCTACCATAATTATAGCCATATGTTTTAAGAGTTAAATCTTAAAGTGGTCACGCATCTTTTCCTTTTTGATAGGGGTAAAAGTTGTGCTGCCACCATCAGTATTACGCATTCTTACACCCAACACATGCATGACTTCCTGAGTAGCCGTTACATCAGCATCTGCATCATGTGCATCGTCAAGGTCAATACCCAAACGCTCAGCTTCTATCTCCAACTTATAGGAAACCATTGTTTTATCATGTGAAAGTGCAAGCTTGCTGAGAGCGATAGTATCAAGATAATATGGCTGGAAGTTTCCAAAGAAATCAGTTGCTCCAGAAACTTCTTTACAAAAATCTTTATACTTACCCGTGAATGTCAAAATCTGCTGCAAAAAACCTATATCAAACAAAGGATTCTGCCCAACCAATATAGGCTTATTAGAACGAGATGATCCAGCTAAGTTGTTTCTATGAACGAAGTTTATAATATCTGAACAAACGTCTTCAAGCTCCTTACCCTCAGCATTAAGCAAATCTATTGTAATGCCTGA